GAGCGTTGCCGAATATGGGCGAAAATTTATCCATTAACGGCGAAGAATAACGACAGAACGCCCGAAAACACAAGCAGAATCAGCTATCGTGTGACGATAAGACAACGCAAGGACATAAAACCAGACGATATAATTGTATGGCGGGGACGGCGGCTAAAAATGTTGTCTCCGCCTTACGATTTAAACGGCGAAAAAATCTACACGGCATTTGAATGCGAGGAGGTAATTGAAAGTGGCTCGGCGTAGATACAGGGATTTTTCGCGGGGAGTAAGTGACACAATAGGACTTCAAGAGACAATGCGTCGACTTCGGGAAATGGGCGAACACGTTGTACAAGCCGCTAAGGACGCATTGAAGCAAGGAGCTGACGAAGTAGTTGCCGACGCTAAAAGCCGTTGTCCAGTTAGGACAGGCAACCTTCGTGATTCAATTCGAGCGGAGCCTAATCGCGACGGCACAGTTTATACAATCATTGCTGACGCTGAAAGAGACGGCTTTTGCTACGGGCAAATAGTAGAATTCAGCCCGAAAAGCGTAAACGGCGAAAGAGTTTATAAGCCCTTTTTATACCCCGCGATTGAGGCGAATTACGGCAGAGTTATGGCTAATATCCGCGCCGCAGTTGATAGAGCGGCGAGAGGTGCTTAGCATGGAAACGCCGGAACTTGAAAAGCAAGTATTTACTTCGCTGATAAGTGATTCAGAATTAATGACGCTATTACCAAATGGCGCACTGTCGATATTTCATTACGTGATGCCGTCAAGCTTGCCGGATAAATATCCTGCAGTGGTATATTCGACAATATCAGACGTACCTGCATTGGCAGGGGACAATCAGGAATTGGCGCACCGCGTGACAATCAGAATACACGTCATAACGCGGGAGAGAAATACAGTTACAGAGCAAGCAAAATTTCTAAATGCTTGCAAGGCAATAAAGAGGATAATGACGGGCTTAGGCTTTGTCAGACGCCAGACAACGCCTTATCTTGAGGATAGCAGGGCAATGTTGATTTACGATTATGTGAAAGGAGTTGATACATAGTGGCACAAATTGGTTTAAAAAATATCTATTATGCCAAGATGACAATAGGCACAAACGGAGCCGAGACTTACGGTACGCCGAAAAAAATAGGTAATGCAATTTCAGTAGACATGTCGCCGACGATTGAAACAACTTCGCTTTATGGTGATGATATGGCGGTTGCTACGGATATTAACTTTAAAGAAATATCGGTAACAATCAGCACAACAGATATTCCACTTGTAGACCAAGCCGAGCTTTTGGGGCATGCCTATTCTGAGCAAGACGGCTTGACGGCAAAAATGACAGACAGTGCGCCTTACGTCGCCTTATTGTTTGAATCAGAAAAGCATAACGGCGGCATTCGTTGCGTAAAGCTGATGAAAGGGAAGTTCGCCCCAGCGCAGGAGACTATCAACACCAAAGGTGAAAATTTAGAATACCAGACGCCGAGTTTAGAAGGTACATTCGTTGCTGACGCAAACGGCGTATGGAAGAAAATCAAAGACTTCGACCAAGCCGCAGACACGGCAAGTTGGTATACAAGCGTTTAAAGGAGGAAATTATAATGCCAGAAGAAAAGTTGGACTACGCCTTTACGTGGCTGACAGGCGAAGGCGGCAACGGGATGTTTGAGGCAGTGAAAGCGCAAATGCAAGCCGCCAATCCTATGCTGGGAGAAATTGAGTTCGAGATTTACCCTTGTATAGAGGGAAAAATGCCGCAAAAGTACGCAAGCGCATGGACGGCGGTCGAAGGATTGACGGGAGCAAGTTACGAGCCTCTTGTGACGGTCTGTAGACAGCAGGCGAAGGGAACGAATTATTTCCTTATCGCAAAGCAAACGCTTGTTACAGCGACGCCCGAAACGCATATCGTCACAATCGGAATTAACGAGTTCCAAAACAATTACACGATTATTAACGGTTCAATCGTAAGAATATTCTAGAACAATTCGGCAGAGAGCCGCTCAACAATGGGCGGCTTTTCTGTTTTCAGGAGGAATGAAACATGGACAAACAAGCAGAAATGGCGATAGCTATAGCAATGTCGGCATTAGGCTTTAGTTCCTTGTGCGAACTTTTAATTGATAAGGGTGTCATTAGCGAGGAAGAAAAAGAAAAAATTATTGATGACGCTAAAAACGAAATTGAAAAAGTATTCATAGGAGAGAAATAATTATGGAAAGACCGACAATCACAGTAGATGAAAAGACGTATGAAATGAAGAAGTTGACAGGGCGAGACTGGCGCGTTTTCAGCGAGTTTAACGACAAAGTACCGCAGTACACCGACGCTGACTTTATCGAAAAGCACGCCGCATTTATCGCTGAATTCTATAACGGCGTCACGGCAGATGATATTTTGGACAATATGCCGCTGAAAGAAATACTGCCCGCGTCGTTGGCGATTAGGGATTATGTCACGCAATCGCTTACAGCTAAATTCGAGCGGCTTGAAAAAAACTCCGGAGCGGACAAGGCACAGTAAAGCTATCCTTGTCCATTTACGAGCAATATCTTTATCACTGCCGACGCTACATGAGCGATTATCATTTGAGCTTTTCAGAAATAGAAAATATGCCGCTTGAAATCCTACTAGACATTGAAATTGTCGATAGCAAGGTTGAAGCGGCATTTGCGGAGCAACGAAATTCTAAGCACGGCAAAAAGAAAGTTTTCATAGACCAAATTTTATAGGCGGACGGAGGTGAAATTATGCCAGCAGGAACTAGCGTTGGTGATTTATATCTGCGACTAGGCTTAAATTTATCAGACCTTGAAACGGGCTTTGTAACGGCGTCGCAGACGGTTGCGGCGAATATCAGCAGATTAAATCGCGAATCAAACTTGATAAGAATTCGCTCCGAAATTGATATTGCAGGGCTTGACGAAACTGCAGACGCTGAAAGAATTCTGCAGATAAGGACAGACGCCCTAAATCGCCAAATGCAAATACAGCGCGACCGAATAAGAATTCTGGACGCTGAATATCAAAACTTAGTGCAAAGTCAAGGAGCAAACTCGACGGCGGCGCAACGTGCGACTGTTCGCCTTGAACGCGAACGCCTTGCCTTAGCTAATCTCGACCGCGAATTGCGAAACTTAAATGATTCTTCAAATCAGCAATCAACTGGAATTCTCGACGAACTAAATGACGCATTGCCGCAAATGCCGACGAAATTACAAGCAGTTGAAATGGCATTTGGAGCAATGACCGCTGGAATAGGCGCGGCAACCGCGTCTGTTAAGGAACTAATGACTAACTTCCGCGAACTCCAGAAGCAATCGTACGAGCTGAATATGCCGTTTGAAGAGACGCGGGATTTTCTTCGCGAAATGAAACTTGCGGGCGGTGATATTGGCGATATAGAAGGATTTATAAGGGGCATTTCAGACGCATATGTTAAAGGCGAGTATGATGACCCAGAATTTATCGCACTTCGCAAGTATGGCGCAGAAATCACCGACGCAACGGGCAGATTGAAAAATTTCAAAGATTTGACCGAAGAAATCTACCGAGCGTGGGAAAAAGCAGACGCGGCGGGCGAGGGTATTGAATTCTTGCAACTTACAGGCGGCGAAATGGGCGTTCGCGATATAATTCAATACTTCCAACGCCTTAAAGAGGCAAGGGAAGACGCCGCAAAAATTTACGAAGCAAAGATTGATGATAAACAACTGCACGAGCTTGACCGCGTGCTTGGACGTGTTGAAGAACAATCTATCGAACTCAAAAACGCAATCGGCGATATTTTCACTCCTGCGGCACAAGCGGCGGGCGAAAAATTCTTTCAAATGCTCCATGACGGCACGGCTTTTCTTGTAGAAAGCAAAGATGAAATTCAAACGTTTGGACGAGTGGCAATCGGCGTTTTTGAAGAAATAAATTCATTATTACCGAGCGGGCAGTTTTCAACGATATTAGAAGATTCAAAGGCAATTTATGATGAATTGAAGAAAAATCAAGAATCATTCAAGCCTAGCGACGAAATGAAAAAATATCTCGACGCACAAACTGCCGCAAATCCTATCAGTGTTTTAAAGAATGCTTTTTCTGAATCAGACGTAGTTAAAAACGCCATTGAAAAACAGAAAGAATTTAACGGCGAAATTCAGGGGACAACAAAATCATGGGCGGACTTTCGCAAGGAAGTCGAAAAATCAGACAAAGTGCTCAACGATAAAAATCCTCTGAACCAATACGCTTTAAAAAGAATACAGGAATTCAGAGACGAGCTTGAAGATTTACAGATTGAATTGAACTTCGACGACAATGACTATCTTAAGAAATTAGCCGAACTTGATTTGTGGCGCGACCGCGAAAGTATTTACAAAAATTTCGTATCAGAGGACGAAGCTAAAGCTATTGATGAATTATACGAGGCACGAAAAAGGCTGATTGATTTAGAACGCGATAATAATCTTGCCGAGATAAGAAAATCTGTTGACGCTGAATTTAAATCAAGTATCGACGCCCGAATTGATAAAATCAACGAGGAAAAAGAAGCGTGGGTTTCGGCGGGCATGGACGCCGCAGAAGCTATGGAACTTACTCAAAAAAGAATAGATAAGGCAATGGGCGACGCCGCAAAAGACTTTGAACGCGAAGTAGATAGAATCAAAGGTTCAGTTCAAACGCTAGACGACGAAATTTATGAGCTTGAACATAGCCAATATCAAAATGACTTGCGAAAACTCCAAGAGAAATATATGGAGCGTGCGCAAGAATATCAAGAGGCAGGGATTATGCCTCTAATGAAAGATAAATTGGATTATTGGTATAGCTTGGAAGAAAATAAATTAAAACAACGAGCCAAAAAGGACAAAGATTATAGGAAGTCGCCGGAAGGAGCAATGGAGCGAGGCGGCAACGGAATAACAGTTATCAGCGGCGACCAAATTATTGATGACGGTTTGATTCAAAGTAGGCAAAAAGAAATCGGCTTGCTTGCCGATGAAAACCAGATACGGGCGCAATTACTTCAAAAGCAAAGGCAGGAGCTAAGCGGCGACACGTGGGCTATGCTCGCTCAAAAGGTACAAAGAATAACATTGCCACAACAGCAAGAGCAAACAAGCGGCATTCAGGTAATTGAAGGAGATAAAGTTGTTGAAATGCCAGAAGTACCAACGGGATATTTACAAAATTTCAATACGGCACTGCAACAAACAACTGCGGGGATTGAACAATTTGCAATGCCAAAAGAATTGGTGACACCAGAAATTTCTGCAGAGCCGTTGCAAGAATTCAACACGGCACTCGGAAAAGTAAATTTAGAAATGGAAAAGTTTAATCCGTTGGCGACGTTAGGAAATGCTGAAAAAGCTTTGACCGAAAGATTAAATCAAGTCGCACTGGATTTTCCTACGGATTATTTCAAAAATCTAGCCGACGGTGCGCAAAGTGTTTCGGAAATGCAAATGCGCTTGACTGATTCAACAATAAGTTTGATTGACGCACAAGAAAACCTTAGAAGGGCACTTTTAAATTTGCCGGTGGATAAATCTCAAATGCCGACAAATTTATCTACAGACGGTTTACGGCAATTATCAACTCAAAACTCAATAAATAATCAAGATTTACTTGCCCGAAAGACGCACGAGCTTGAAAGACTACCTACGTCACAAAATAAAGATAAGGGCTTAAATTTCGGCTTTGATATGGACACGGCAGGAACAGTGTTAGGACTTGGAGCATTGCTCGCAGGAATAGGAGGAGCCCCGATAACCGCACCAATAGCGGCAGGAATAACCGCATTGTCAGCATTGGGCGGCTTGGCAAAAGGCACTTATGACAATTCGACCGCGCCAAATTCTATACCAGAAAACATACCAGACTTAACGCAAATAATTACGCCGTTGACAAGTATCGACGGCAATGTTCAAAGCGTTTTGCAAGACTTACAAAGTCAGCAAGAAACGACAATATCAATGGAGACGATAGTCACGCCGCTAAATAATATTGCGGATATTACTTCAAACATTTTATCAGCAATGGGCAACGCTAAACAACCAGATATAACGGTTTCGCCGAACATTAAAGTTGATTTGGGCGGAGCTTATGTTTTTGATGAAAAAATGAAAAGTACACTGGTTGACGATATAACAGACAAAATAGTTACGTCAATAATAGAGGCGGTAAAATCAGAAACGAGCAATAGAAATTTCGCTTATAGTGCTTAGGAGGGATTTACTTGATTTATATAAACGACATACCGTCATTCAGAAATCCCGAATCAGAAGTACTAAAGCCCGATGACCGAAAGGAAAGAATAGAATTACTCGGCGCAGTGGCAGTACAAGATATGGGGCGAATAAAATCGGGCGACGTTCTTTCGCTCAAATGTTTATTTTCACGCGCAAATTATTTGCGGCTAAAGGAACTCTGGGAATCGCGAGAAAAAGTCAACTATACAGACCCTTTAGGCGTCGTGTGGGAAAGAGTAACAATGAAATGGCTTGAAGTAGAACGCGATAGGGCTTTTCCAGAAAATATCTTCGTGACGTTTGAAATTTGGAGGGCGTGAAATGGCAACCGAATGTATAAACGTGTACATGAATAATCCAACAGAGGGAGCAAAGGACGGAACCTGTGTTTCAAACGGAACGTTCACTGCTCCTATAAAACTTAATTTCTCCGGTGACCATAGCGGAGCTACTCGCCAGAAAGTTAAGTTGGCAATAAGGACGGAAGAAGGTTTCAAAACCGTAGGCGAAACAATTATCAGAGCAAACGACGCAATAAACCCAAGGTACCCAAGAGGTTTCCTTAGTTGGACAGAAGAAGGAGAATTCCGACTAGAAATTTCCACGACCGATGCTATAACAGAGACGAACAAAATTTTTTACCTTCTTGGAACCGCTCACGATGGTGAATTTGAAGAAGCAGGGTTGGATAAAAGTTTATCTTTAGAAGTACTTTACTTAATCAAAAAAATCTAAACTCTTCATTAAGGAGATAGCTTTATGGTTAGAGTTACTGGGACTAGCAATACAACTTGGGCTGTTGATAAACTGGAAGAAAGAGACTATACATGTTGGGGAATAGTAACGGTTTACTCTAGTTATGTATCAATTTACGCCGACGGGGGAGACACTGTTACTGATTTAGGCACTAACAATACAATTACTTGTGGTGAAGCAAAGATTTATTCAGGGTCGGCTAAATTTTTTTATTCTCAATATGGTTCTAGCACAATAAAAAGTTTTGCAGATTACGCAACAATCTATACCGGAAGAGGTAATTGTTACGTCGAGGCTTTTGGCAGTCACGACCTTATACAAATAGACGGCGATTCTAACACAATAAAAAGTGGCGATGAGCATACCACTATAAATACTTGTGTCATAGCTAATAATGACGCAAGATACAATTCGATATATTCTTGTGCCGATAGCATATCCGTCGGCAGTAGAACCGCAAAATCTTTTGGTACATCATGGATTGTTTACAGTCAAAAAACAACCTTAAGCGGCGGTTTCGCCAATGTTGACATTGCTGACGCCTCCAAATACACAGTAATTATTCATGAAGCGAAAGACAGGGGAAAAAGCATTCGAGGTTTCGATGAAACGTCAACGTTGTCGATTGCGAATAGCACTTTCAGCACTTGGCAAGAGCAGGACGACGTTTTAGTTTTAGTCGGCGATAACACAATTACTCTTGAAGGTGCGGCTTCTCTTTCAACGCTTAATATCGAGGAAATAGAGCTACCTGTTGCGCTTGGGCGCACCACGCTGATTTGTGACGTTGAGATAAGTTATTTTAATCAATTAATTTGCGACATTGAGCGAAACATACTTGCAGGCATAAATTTTTCCGCGATTTCCGCAACCGACCAAGCCGAGAACACTTCTGGCATTCAGAGCATAAAAATAAGAATTGCCGAGCAACAAATCACCGACCAAGTTACTTTTGCGGGCGTTATTCCCTTCAAAATCATGCAACATATTGAAGGTAAATATTTCGATTATGAATACAATATGCGAATAGAATCTATAACTCAATCGGGAATTTTGTACACCTGTCACTGTTGTTCTAATGTTGATAAACTTTTATACGAATTACTTAATTTGGATACAGAGGAAAAAGTTACTAACTGGTATGATTCAACTGGCGCAACTCTACCAGCAGAGAACAAAGAAGAGGGTTATATAAAAAGTGACGACTATATTGAAATTATAGCCGAGACACTTGGTTTGGAATATAGTTATCAAGCTATGGAGTTCATATCAACTGTTGACCCTAAAGTGCCGGGTGTTACCTACTCCGACTTGATTCGCTCCATTTTCGGTTGGTCTAGTAAAATTCCTACTATGCTAATCAATGTTTTTATTCGCGGGAATAAGCTTTATGTGATTCAGCGCGGACACGAAAATAACACTATTGATATTTCTAATGAAAAAATATCACAGCCAGTTTTTTCGCAAGAGCTTGTGCGTACTTTTTGGGGTGAAACGCCATACAATAAAACGGAAGTCAGAACTATTCCAATTTATTCGACAAGATATATTTACGAAGGAGTTGATAAGTCTCCCCTTAAGCCGCTTAAAAGCGACACAAGACAAGATGTTGGCGGCACCACTACCATTAACTATTCCTACGATTCTGACGGCATGTTAATTAAAACCGAGGAACGCTCCCCTAGGACAACCACTATCACCGAGCATAAATATATTACCGGTATCAATGGCAATAAAGTTTTGTCAGAGGAACGCACCACCGTTTACGACTTGTCGGGCAAGCAAATTGATTATCGTAGCGTGAAACATAGTCACACTAATTATGGTCAAGCCGCCGTTACTGCTGGCAATGCTGATTCCGAAAACATTGTCAGCATGGCTAAAAATGTTCCTTTCGACGAACGTCCCACTCCTTACGCCTTAGGTCAGCACTTAAAAGCCATAATCACTGAAAAAACTGGTAGTAAGCAACAATATCGCACAATTTCTGGTCTACTTCCTTATGATACTTCTTTTCCTGTCTCTGATGTGGGAACACTTTCAATTATTGCTTATGAAATAGAAGACCTAAATCGTAACATAAAGGAAACCGTTACTTTGTCTCTTTTCGATTATTCGCATATCATTGACTTCAACGACCGCATTATACTAAACGGAAAAGAATATTTTCTCTCAAGTAATGAGATTACAACCACTCCGCATATTTCGCAACAACAAAACTTGACACTTGTGAGGTATTTCTGATGAAACAAAACAATCTCTTTGCCATGCAGAAAGCTATAATTGATTTTATCCGTTCTCAAATTCCTAGCGACCCCAACAAAGCTCACATCGGGACGTTCAGAAAAGGAACAGTTACTATTGGTAATGAAACTTTTCCGGCTCTGCCGGCAGTTGACTTGTATTTTGGCGACGGCTCCAGCGTTGCTTGTTTGCGTCCAGAGGGGTCTAACAATGCTGTTATTGTAGGTGTTCTTTAATGTTTTATTCAACCACTATTAAATCAGTCGGCTATGGCGGAGCTTTGGACATTTACGGTAATTGGCTAACCTTTATTGGTTATTTACCTGTTCAAGTCGGCGACACTGTTTTTACTGACGGCACCGTTATTTTCGGGAATGTTCCGCCTAGAAGCTCTGTCACAAATATTGCCTTAGAAGCCTCTGGCATTCCTGTCCTTTGCGCCAACTTGCGCGGTTATTTTAACAAATATGGTGTTTTCAAATCTTATTCTATCGCTGGCGAACTTTGGATTGTTAATTCTAATGAAATTTTTGCTCATGATTTATCTTACGATGACAATG